TGTCTTACATCATAAAATCTGAAATACTGATTACCGATTGCACCATAGGCACTATTCAATGATATCTTTTTTGCCCATTGTATATTATGACATCTGGCAATCTCTTTTTGATACAATGGGTCTTTTGTCTTTTGATATTCTTGTTTTGCTTTAAATTCTAATTGTTTGTAATGCACTCTATCATTGTACATACTTTCCATAAGTTTTGGTAAGAAACCTTGACTATCATTCTTAAACATTGCACCATTAGGTGTAATAGTTGCACCTTCAGTTTTTAAATGATGAAGTGGTGTTTTATTCTTTAACATTCTATCAACACTAATACCATCAGATTTCATACCGATAATTTTCTCTGGACTAATATTATATTGCATAATTAAATGTGGATACAGAGAGTTAATATCAAACGATACAATCCATTTATGTTGACCTACCTGTGGCGACTTAACATATGCACCAGTATATTTCTCTTCTTTAACATTATCAGTACGAGGTGGTATATGAATATTCTCTTTTAATAGATGATTGAATATTAATGTATCCCATAATCTAACTTCTGAAAATACATCTGTATAATTAATCTTTGCCTCATAGGCCATTGTTAGGATAAGTTCAATCAACTTCATCTTATCTTCTAGTTGGTCAACTAATTCAACATCTTTAATATTGTAATCTACGAAAGATTGAAAGTCATTAGTATACCATTCTCTAAATGTATCATAAGGGTTATTATCTTTACCATCACTACCTAATTCTACTTTTGCAATATAGTCAAGTTTATAACTCTCTTGTCTTGCAGGAATAAACTTCTTATACAAGTCAAGATAATCTAACATACTAATACCTTTGATATCAAAAGTAGTTTGTGTTTTACCTCTAACGGTTATTTGTTCTTGTTCAATTAATCCCCAAGGCGATAGTTTATTAATAACTTTATCACCTACAAGTCTTTTAATTCTATTACATAGATATGGTAAGTCAAAGAATTTAGTATTCCAACCTGTGATTACATCTGGATAGTTCTTTGTCCAAAACTTGAAAAACTCCATTAACATTTGTTTTTCATTCTTACATTCAATATAAGTTACATCTGGTCTATCTGTAAAGAAAGGTTTAGTACCCCAAGTAATAATATTTTTGTTAGATTGATTTTTGATTGTTAAACAGATAAGTTCTTCTGTAGGATTTTCTACATCTGGGAAACCACCTTCGGCAGTTGTTTCAATATCAAGTGTAAATATTTTAATTAAGTCTTTACTAAAAGTAATATCTTCAGGATATTCTTTTGCAATATATTGAAAGTGATATCGTTCATTACCATACAAAGGCGATGAAGAATTATTGTAACTTCTTTTAAAGTCTCTTGCACCTTTGATACTATCAAAAGTAATAGGTTTTAAACTTTGACCTTGTAATGTTTTGTGATTAGTTTTTTCTTGCGTTATCGCATATAGAGTTGGTCTAAACTCAACCTTCTCTTTAAATTCTTTTCCATCGTGTACACCTCTAACAAGAAGTTTACCTCTATGTTCAATCACATCTTTATAAAAATTCACTATACGGACTCCATATCTCTCAAATATATTTTCAAACCATTATGTTTTTCTTGCAACATTACTTGACAAGCCAATCTGGAAGACATTCTATCGTATTCCATATTGTTCTCTAAAATTTCATTTTCTAAACTATCATACTCTACTCTACCTACTTTGTCAATATGCTCTTTGATATTAATATGACAAGTTCCACAAGCACAACAACCACCACAATCGGCGGCTATCTCATCAATAGAAGGTTCGGCATAACTTCGTGCCGCCTCCATAATTGTAAAACCTGCTGGTACTTTGACTTCTGTTTGTTTACCGTCTTTGTGTACAAAATAGATAGTCAGTAGTTGACTATCACTCATTTATTTTGTGCTATCCCAGGTTGTCTCTTTTGTTTCTTTCAGTAACCCTGGACCTTGAATAATGCTACTTGTACTTTGTGTATAACTAGCAAGTAAATCTTGTTTAGGGTCAACAATAGTAATTACTTTATCATTATTAAAAGTAATCTCTTCTGTTTCTGCATAAGGAATATATGTAAACATTCCAAATTTGATTGCCTCACCTGGTTTAGGTTGAGAGGTAGGATAAATGATAAAAGGTTTTTTCAGTTTGACTTGATTACTTGCCTCTTCTGAAAAATCACCGATGATATCTTCACCTGTTATTAGTCTTAATATTTTTATTGCCATAATAACTCCATTATATTATAATTGTTAATCTTTGTCAATAGGGGGAAGTCGTTTACTTAATACGAAAGTCCTGTTAGGATTTACACTCGCATTAAATTGACGAATTAACTCTCTATTGAGTAGTACATCTGAACCAGACCTTGGTCTTTGGTCTAATCCGAATTCTATATCTTTGTATGTGAAACCATTAAATGTTAAATCTAACAATACCGTTTGTCTAGTTTCACTAGGTTCTTGCCCATCAGCGTTGGCTCTGAATACTCTACTCTCTCCGTATTTTGGTTTGGTATATACCTTACCATCATACTTCCAAGATATATTCTTACCCTTCACTTGGATATCTTCTGCGTGAAGTGAACAAGCAAGGGCACCATTACCAGTATCTAATTTTGCTCTTATCTTACCTATGTCTGTTAGTTCAATAGTTTCTAACCAACCACATTCTACTAGTGATTGTCTATCCCAATTACTTCTATCTGTAAGGTATTTAACAAAATTCTTAACTAATTGTTTACCTGATATTGCACCACCAGGATTTGGTCCTTCTAAATCTTTGTATACATAACCCTCGTAATCTGCACCAGTGCCAGGAGAACCATTTACTTCTAGTATATACATCTTACCATTATTGATAATATGGTCAACACCACAAAGGTATGCCTTACTTGCTCTGGATGCCCGTAGCACCATTTCTATTTCTTCATCATTTAGTTTATATGGTACCGCTTCGGCACCTCTATGTGTATTAGTTCTAAAATCAAAAGATGATTGAATTCTTTTTGTACTTGCAAATATCTTGTTGTCTACCACGAAAGTTCTTACATCAAACTTCACAGGCATAAATTCTTGTATTAATAATTCTGCACCTAACTTCCACATTGCCTGAATAGTAGATACTAAACTTTCATAACTATCAACTTTAACAACACCAATTCCTTGAGTACCTGTTAATGTTTTTAATACGATAGGAAATTTACCACCTATCATTTCTATAGCGTCATCTATATTTTTTTCGTTTGATACGAAAGCAGTTCTAGGTGTAGGTATATTAAACTTCTCAAATAACAATGCACTTGTCATTTTGTTATTACAAGTTAGCATTGAGTTCTTTGTATTGACCATAAACGAACCAGAGTTTTGAAAAGCAGATATGATAGACATACCACTTTCATCTTCTACTGAACCTGCTCTAGTTATACAAATAGTATCTTTACCTATAAATGTTTGTTCAGTATCTTTACCATCATAGTTATAGACCGTTAAAGTATTCTTCTCTTCGTCTTTACCTGTTATGATAGCGTGTCTAGTTTCAATTACAACACATTTAATTTTTAATTCTTCGCAGATATCGTATATCAGTTTTACGGTTAACTCTTTATCTTCTTTACCACCAACTTTTCTTTTCTTTAAGTTAGGGTTAGTTTTAGTAATAACCGCTACCTGTATAGGTTTATTTTCTCTATCTACTTTTTCTGCTAGAAATTGATTGAATTTTTGTACTTGCAACATTATTGTCCTTCATTACTAGGTGCTTCCGTTTTCTCTTCAACTTTCTTACCAATGTTATATTTGGCAGAAAGGTTCCATTCTTTCTTTTCTTTAAAAGGTAATACCTTTATTTGTGATAAAGGCGCTTTGTTTTCTGCGTCTGCCTTTTTGACAATATCAATTAAGTTCCAATCTGCTAGTAATACTGCAATTGTATTTCTTCTTTGAATATCGTTATCGCTTAATGTTGCTTTCTTACCATCAAGAGCAAATAGTTCTTTAAAGTGTACAATAAAGTATTTGCCTTGTTTGTGTAATATGTGGCAAGATTGAAATAGAGTTTTGTCTTTACGACTTGCAACTCCTATTCTGGTAAGTGTCTCTCGCACTTTTAGAAAATCGTCAGGTTGCTTAATAGTAACTTCAAGCATATCTTCTGGCGACCATTTAATGTCTCCGTTTGTCATTTTTTACTTCTCCCACCCTTTTGCAAGGATTTTTTTATAGTTTCAATTTGTGATTTATTCAATATGCTCAGAGCGGATTTTGCTTTTTCATTACTATAACCATAATACTCTTTGACATACTCTAAATTTTTAAGCTTCTCAGCCTTAAACCATTTAGCAAATCGTTTTTTCTTTCTTACTATATTTAGTAAAAAATGAAACTGCATATTATTAGGGAGGAAATGATAACCATTCATTTCATTGGCAGCGATTAAAGTATCGTAATGATACGATAAACACTTGTTTACGATAAACGCAGGATACTTCTTTATCCAAGTTACATCGGTGGTATCCATTACATCTTCTTTAGAGAAGTTAATGGAATTCAGATAATCTTTCAATTCATACATAACTAACTACTTTCGGGTTGAGGTTAATATCTAAAGCGTGTTCAGATAAATCATCAACTATTAATTTAATTTCATCGTCTTTTATATTATATAGTTCTTGTTGACCTTCGTCACCAGGAATATTTCTTTCTTTATATTTTTGTTTAAATATTTCTTCTAGTCTCCAAGATTGTGTATCATTAGGAACATAGATTGCATAATAAATCCTAAAGTCATTACCTGGTTGATTACGACTACGAATAACAGCAGATAGATACTTTGCTCTACCTACTTTTAATAGACCTCTGGCCATCACATTCGTTTCGTGGTCGTGAATATGACTTCTACCAAGGTATAAACAATACCTTTCGTGTCCTGGTTCTTCGTAACCAGCGCCATTCTGTTTTTGAGTTTGATAACCTTCGTCTACTCTTAACTGACAAGCGCCTTTGTAACCTAGGCCTAACATTATTTAAACTTACAATTTGCCATTATCTCGGTAAGACAAGCGACCATATTAATTTCTTGGTCTGCAACAAAGGCTGCCTTGTACTGATAACCTGCAATAACTAAAACTGCCTGTGGTATAGATTTAGGGTCTAACGATTTCCACAATAACTCATATAAGTTTCTAAACATAGAAGTTGGTTCTTTATCTATGTTTTGTATAACCCATTTTCGCATATCATTAAATCTTTTCTCTTTTAATGTAGCGATAAGTTCTTTGTTATTAACTTCTGATAATGTAAATAGAATACCACTATCAATCTTACCTCTAACTGAATATCTTTGAAGTTCGTTGATAGTTCTTCTGAAGTCTGGAAAGTGTTTGATAATTAATTCTGCAAGAACCTTTTTATCATACTCAATCTTTTCTTCATTCAATACATTACCTAATCTATTTAACATAAGGTCAGCACATTTTTTCTTCTGACCATTGACTATCTTAAAGTCAACTACGGTACAACGACTATGTAATGCAGGGATTATTTTATTTTTGAAATTACAAGTAAATATAAATCTACAATTCTTGTAAAATGTTTCTATAAAGTTTCTTAAAGCAGGTTGAACACTATCAGCGTTCATATAGTCTGCCTCATCAACTATTATAACTTTGTGATTAGCGTCCTCTGTTAAAGAAACGGTACTCGCAAAGTTCTTTATCTTTGTTCTTAATGTATCAATTTGACGACCTTCGTCTGACCCATTGATAATAAGATAATCACATTTCAGTTCTTCACATAAGGCACGAGCAACCGTTGTCTTACCTGTACCAGCGGTACCTGATAAGAGTAAGTTACTAATCTCGCCTTGTCTTAAAAAAGATTGAAATGTACTTTTTATATCCTCTGGTAGGATACAATCTTCAATTGTTTTTGGTCGGTATTTTTCAACCCACAAAAAATCAGCCATAATATATTCTCCATAATTTAAAATTCACTTTCAGGTTCAAGAGCAATCCAGTATTGTACTGGTCTTGTTCTATTTACAAAGTGTGATATCTTTTGTTTTGATATCGCAACATCATAATCATCTTCTAGCATTTTAAAGTTTTCTGCCTTGAAGAACGCCTTAAAGGTCTTGTCAGTTTCACCTAACTCAATGTCAAACTTATTAGACGCTTTATTCTTTCTATCGTCTGCAATAAGTCTCATAGTCTTTCCATCGCCTACAACTGCAATGTCAGGTAAGTTTAATGTAACTACACCTTTCATTAGTCTAGCAAAGTCAGCCTTCTTAAAAGTAAATGATACTTCTGTAGATGGCATTGAAATTGTTTTGGTTGGAGCAACAATTACGCTCTCGTCAGCAAAAGTATATTTACTATTTGACCTACCGTCTTTGCCAGATATACCTACACTTGAGCCACCATTAAACTTTAATGTTGGTGTATCAAATAGGTCTACCGTTCTCAAAAATTCAGGTAAATCATAGATAGCAAATTGTTGGTCAAAGTTTTCTTTGACTTCTGCTGTCGCAAGAATATTCTTCATAGTAGAAATCGTATTCAACGCTTTCCCTGGTTTGATTAAAATATTCTGATTAATATTTGCAAAGTTTTTTAACAATGCAAGTGTCTCGGATGATAAGTTCATATCAGTTTTCTCCTTCATTATTTAAACATTATATTATAAGTGTACGCCCTTGTCAATAGCCTACTCACTTTGTCGTAAGTATTCTAACATCTTCTCTGGAGTACTCTCAATATATGGGTCGTCATCAACACCTTCATTATTGATACCTGGTTCTTGAAACCATTTCTCAATCTGTCCGTTATTAATTACTGCCATATATCTCCAACTACGATTGCCAAAACCTAAATGGTTTTTACCAATCAACATACCCATAAATCTAGTGAAGTTACCTGAACCGTCAGGTATAAATTTAACCTTCTCTATATCCATATGGTCTCTCCAAGCATTCATTACATAACTATCATTTACTGATATACAATAAACTTCGTCTATAGAAAATTTAGTTATCGTATCGTAATGCTCTTCAAATCCTGGAAGTTGTTGGGATGAACAAGTTGGTGTAAATGCACCTGGTAATGAAAATAATACTACTCTTTTATTTTTGAAATAATCATCTGTAGTTTTATTAATCCATTGACCACCGATAGCACAACCACCATCTGTTTCAACCTCATCGCCTTCTCTAATTCTAAATGTTACTTTTGGAATTTGTAAGTCTCTTTTCATATATTCATTTGTCCTCATAAGTTATTTTTAAATCAATAACTATAATATACATTAAAACCTAGAATAAGTCAAGAGGCGGTCGTTGAATTCTATCTGGCGCTTCCGACCGCCTCTGACAAAGTTCTCCTATCTAGTTTTAATCAATGTAGTATAGACTACTTGATTTTGATTGTTCTAGGTTTCTTACCTTCTGGAACAATCTTCTCTAAACGAACCTTTAACAATCCGTCTTTGAGTTCGGCACCTTTTACCTCTACATCATCTGCAATGGTAAAAGTCTTGCTGAAAAATCGTTTGGCAATACCTTTATGTAGCATTCCCTCGTTTTCTTCAACCTCTTTAGTCTGCTCATCTTTAACAGACTTTATAGTTAATACATTGTCGGCATAGTCTACTGCAACATCTGATTTTGAGTAACCAGCAAGTGCCAGTTCTATGTCGTATGTGAATTGTCCAGTCTTTACGATATTGTAAGGTGGATAGTTTGGTACATTAACTCTTGCCATTCCGTTAATATCAGTATCTAACATATGTTCAAAATGGTCAAACACATTGTCAAATCCTATCGTAACAGGTCTTAGCGAGTTAAAAAATTGAATTGCTTTTGAATTGGTCATTGTAACCTCCTTTTGTTAAGCAAAGTTAATTTAAGAAGACCCTTTAAGGCGTCTTCTATATTATTTATATAATCATTCATTTTAAATTTACAAGTCCTTATGATTAAAAAGGTGGGATTTCTTTAAAGTGTAATCCCGAAAACACTAGCGACACCGTATTTGATATTCTAATCTGGTAACGGCGACCATTTTCACGCTGTTTTGACAGGTCTTACGAATGGCCTATCAATAATATATATACAATATCAAGCGTAAAAATCCTTAATATCCTCTAATAGCGGCTAATTTTTTATCTCTTTTTTTACAAGCCTTTATCATTTCTTTTTTCTTACGATTTCTTTTATCGCAAGGTTTTTCGTAATATTGCCTCTGTCTTAACTCTTTAAAAAGTCCATCTTTTTGAGACTTCTTTTTTAGTACTCTTAATGCTTGTTCCACATTGTTATTTCGTACCATTATAGTAATTGACATATAAACTAATTACCTCCTTTTTGTTCACTATCAATTAACAATACAAGATAATGTATTGCCTTGAACAAATCCATTTTGTTCTTTCCGTTCTTCTTACCATATCTGCAAATATATTTAATTGCATTTGATTGGCAAAAGTCTTTATCTATTCCCAAGTGTCTTAACATATCTTGCACTTGAAAACCATCTTTAGTAGATGAATAATGTTGGCCATATGTATCGCCAATGTATTTTTTAATTTCGTTTAGTATTTTATCTTCATTATATTTCATAGTTTTCCTTCATATTTATGTGTGGTATAAAAAGTGGAGAGAGGCCACTACACCTCTCTCCTAGGACCACACTATGGATAGATTTAGATAAGGTCTTCTTCTTCCTCATCTTCCTCACTATCATTGGACTCCATTTGTTGTGCCTTCAAGGCCTCTGCCTTTTGGTCTTCAGCGATGGATTCGGCAGTCGCCCCACCATCCACTTTAGAGTAAAGGTCAACAAAAGAAGACTTTGTGTCCTCATCAAACCTGTTAGTACATAGTTCAATCGCCTTCATCTTATTACCAAAGATGGCATAAGCCTGTACTATGTGAACAAGTCTTCTGGTACTGATTATCTCATCAACGCCACCATCAAAGTAGGTCTTTCTGATAACATCAGCCCAAGTGGACAATTTCTCAACATACTGAACATCTTTTTTACCAGATATGGCAAGAGTGTTATTCAATATTTTTTGTTCGGTATTAGAAGTAGGATACTTCTGTTCAAAGGTCACAGGAAATCTTTCAAGGAAAGCCTCGTTAAGAATATTAGTACCGATGAATTTACCATCATCTGAACCTTGACCTTTTGTATTTGCGGTTGCAATACAATTGAAACCTTTTGCAGGTTTTACGAATTTGTTAATCTTCTTAACATAAACTCCGTTACCTTCAAGGATAGGTTGCAAACACATAATCTTGTTACTTGCAAGGTCAATCTCATCAAGAAGTAAAACAGCAC